ATCGTCATAAAGAAAAGCCTTGACGGGGAAATTAGAATCCGCGCCAGAGCCAGGCCAGAAATTAGAAAAGACCGTTTCTCCAGTGGTTGAACTGACGTACTCACATCCGTTAAACACACCCACGATTGAAACCGTGCCGCCTGCGGCAGCTTGTAGGTCATCAATTACTCCAGCAGCAAGCGGTATTACAGGCATGCCTTGGAAGATCGGGTTAGAGTTATCAGACGCAATGCGGTATTCAGTTGTACCAATGGAGGTTGGGGCTGACCCAAGCATGCCATACGGCCGTAAGCCGAAGGCTCCATTTGCATTTGCCATTTTGCATTACCTCGCAGTTATGGGGGCTAATCTTTTCCCCCGAATGATACACGACTTTGCCTATCCGAATGAATAGGCATTGAGGGATGTTGTTCCCTCATTAGATTGTCATCGACGGCTCTCATTTGATTGCGGGTCTGCTCCCGATAATATTCAGTTCTCTCTTCAACCGTTTCTTCTGGAATTCGTGCAAGCATTAAACCGCCTACACCGATGACTCCAGCATGCTTACCTTCATCAATTGTTGGAAACTGATCAGCCAGTTCTGGATATTCATCCGCACGAACTGGTTCCCAACCTTCCCGAAGCCTCGATGCTACGTTAGTGCGATCATCTTCACCGCGTATTGAAGTGCGGATCCAACGATGCTGGTAGCCTGCTGGTGCTTCAGGTGCTGCCAACTTTGATGGCGGTGTCCACGGCTTGCGCCGTGTGGTCTTTGCGCGACTATTTGATTCGCGAGTAGTTCTATCAGCCATAATTTAGTCCTTTACATACTTTGCATATTCTTCAAGCGGAACATTCAAGCGTTTCGCAATAGCAATCTGCGAAGGCGTAAGTTTGACTGTTCTGCGCCCCTTTTTTGTAGACGACTTAGAAGCCGTGGACTCAGCAGAAGCGACTCTGGGTCCCGTGTTACGTCCTGCTTCCTTAAACTTCTGCGGAAACTCAGTACGAACACGTCTATCTAGTTCACTATAGTACTCATCCGACGTTGGGTCAAACCCTTCCTCTTCGATAAGTTGACGATGTATACCAAAAGCTGCGTATGTCATTGTCTGATCAGTGCCAAACCACTCGTTCCTTGTAGCCCATTCCTCGGCTTTTGGATCCGGTTTAGCTGGTGCCTGTTGTGGCGCAGCTTGTTGTGGTGCCTCTTCTGTTTGCTGTGCTTTTTGCTCACTCTTTTGTTTAGCCTGTTCATATTTAGACTGCTCTATGGCTAAACGGCTAATATTCTTTTGCGCCTCAAACATAGCATCGGCATCACCTTCGTCGTATGCCTTCTTGTATGCTTCTTTTGCAGCTTCAACCTGAGACTCAACACGGTTTCCAAACTCACCAACATAAGATTGATCAAGCTTATCAAGTCGCGATTTTAATTCTTCGTTCTGTTTTTTTACAGATTCCGCGTATTCAACTGCTGCCTGTCTCTGCCGCTCTTCCTCGCGATATTTCCCTGTGAGTGTGCGAATGCGCCTTTGAACAGATTCAGAATATGCTTCAAGTTCATCCTCTTTTTCTTCATCTTTCGCATCTGCATCTTCTCCTGTCGTAGCTGCTTCAGCTTCGGCCTCAGTTTCTACTTCCTGAATCTGATCCTCTTTAGACTCTTCAGCTTCGGCCTCAACAACTTCGATTTCTTGTTTTTCTGCTAAATCAGGCATACTATACTCCGTATGTTTTTATATCATCTGGATCGATGATGGTTGCAATGACTTCATCGTCATTGATAATACGAACCTCACCACCTTCAATGTTGAAGCGAGATCCAGCGTAGCGACCGATACATACCCAATCACCCTCTTTACACCATGGCACACTGTTGTCGCCAAACTTGTTAGGGTCTTGATATGCAAGAGGACCGACCTTTACGACATAAGCTACGGTTGTCGCACGGGCTTCTTTTTCACGAGCGGCATCTGGTATGTATACGCCGCCGTCTGTTTTTTCTTTACCCATATAAGGCATAACAAGAATACGCCAACCTGTTGGCTGTGGCACTCGTTCTTTTATGGATTTAGATTTTGCAGCTTCTTCGGCTTCTTTTTTGGCACGTTGCTGCTCGAGAATGTAGTCAGGTACTATCAAAGTCTTCGTCATAGTTAGCTCTTTTTAGCAGGGTTTGAAGTTCGTCAAGTGCATAAGTGAGTCCCTGTATCTCACCTACCCTTGCTTTGTAATCCTCCCAGTTAGAAGCACTACCACTAGTGATTGATAAACTAATCTCATCCACTCTGGTTCTCAAGGATTTTTGATACTTTGAGATGAAAGAAATTACGTCCATCTAAAATTATACCTGTGTATTTGACATGCCAAATGGCCCTGTCATCAACCCTGTGCCTTTACCAACACCAGCATACTGACCAATCAATCCTTGAATACCAGGCTGTGTGGGTTGATTGAAGTTCATGTAAGGAAACAATTGCTTTCTTAATTCTTCTGCACCGATACCGCCGTAGGCTACATACTCGGACCCGACCAAATCCTCAATCGGATTAACTGGTACAGATGGAAGCGTAGGTGGACCTTCAGCATCTAGCGGCTTTTGCGGTAGATTAGTACCAAATTCTAAATTAGGAAACTTTTGTTTCAGCGTTGAAAAAATACCCTTTCCCAACAAACCTGCGGCTCCACCGCTATCAAAATATCTTTCTACAAAAGTTTTTGCATCAGAAAGAGCCTTCTCAATAAAACCCGGTGGTTCTACCCCAAGATTAGCTGCACCCACATCCACTTGCAGATTTGGGTCTGCACCTGTAACCTTGCTTTTGTCTGCCTCAAAGTCTCTGCCTATCGTGCCAGAGCCGAGCTGATCTCTGTTTTCTCCTTCAAACATTTAACGCACCAAAAGCCATTACCTAATCTTTACCTCTCTTGGATTACCTGTATACGCTTTACCCATGCCACGAATTTCAAGCATGGTTTCTTCTATTATACTTGAGCCGCCGTCTTTACGTCGCCGTCCCTCGTTTATAAGCTCTTTTGCCTGTTTAGTCGATACACCAATATCTTTTGCAAATTGTGCTGCTCTAGGCTTTACCATTATTTCTTACTCATCCACGCCGTCGTACCCATATATGCGCCGACAATGCCTGCTCCGCTAAGGAATATGAGGTCGGTGACGGCTCCTAATCCTTCCAACTTCTCTGCCGAACACCATGGAGATGCCAAGAATACCGCATAGCAACCCATGAATATCAGAGTGTATCTTGCCATACGCAACTGCGCTACATTTTTTCTAAGCTCAGTCTCGGTCTTTTTAATATCCTTGGCGTGTTCAAGCTCCTCGTCGGTAACTACCCCGTCGCCATCCATATCGTATTGGTTGTAATCGCTGTCTTTTTCTAGGGATTTTTGCATCACTTCTTTCCAAAAAACTTGGTCGCTGCTCGTGTTCCAAAACTAGCTGCCACAATAGTTCCCAAAGTATACTGATAGTAATCCGGCATGGACTCAAGAGCGGCAAAACCATTCGTGACTATCTCCCTGCCCCAGTCACCACAGAAGCTCAAAATGAGCGGAATCGAGAACAAAATTGTTAACCACTCGTCTTTCCAGCTATGTGCAGAAGCATCCGCCATTTTGAGATCCCAGTCAATCTCTCCAGTAGCTTTCTTCTCCATGATGGTCGCTTCGGCCTTGGCCTTGGCAACCTTCGCACCCGCTACAGCTTTCTTCTCTTCGACTTTGCCCTCGAGCCATGTGCCAGCTAAGTTAGCTATCGGTCCTAGAAACTGTATCATTCTAAAATCTCCAGTATTTCACCATCCGAAAGTTTAACCTTCAGTTCTTTACATGACCACTTTTTTTCAAAATCTGTGGTGTGACCGACGTTACGTTTAATCTTTCGTCTTACCGATAAACATTCGGAAAGATTCTTGTATGGTGTGTATTCCATACGCTCTTCTCCGATCATTAATAGCAAAACGAAAGTGACTTCAATCATGGTTCATCAGCTTCTCTATGTTATCTTCAATCTTAGTCAAACGCTTTTCATAGAATTCAAGCACCAGCTTTTGCTGCTGATCGTGCGGTGCGTTTCCGCTTTCTATACTATCTGCCAGTTTTTCAAGCTCACCCGCTAAGTGTTCGATCATCATGAACTGTTCAGAGTCGGCTGGCAAACTGCCCATCTCACCACGAGGCCACTTGATTCTAAACTCTGTATTCATAGCCAGATCTGTTTCCATTAAAATCAGCTTGTTTTCGATAGTGTTAAGACGTTCAATAACTCCAAAATATGCCCATGTTCCAACAGTCGCCGCGCCTACCAGTGCAATCAAATTCCGAATTGGCATTGCCAGTTCAGTGTTTTCATTCAACTTAGGCATTACCTAGACAGAACTCCTTTGGGCATTGCCTTGCAACTCCATCCCACAGCTTCATACCCCCGCATGTGAATATGCACACGCTCCGCCAAAACCAGTGCATGAGCTTTGCAAGCTCTCTCAGTATCTTGCCATTTTTGTGCTTCTAAGAAGGTGCATTGTTCGCGCTGAACCGCACTTGTGCCGATCAAACACGCAATGACAATAGCCTGATACATCTATCTCTCACGTTTTAAATTAGCCTGCGTATTGATGCGATAGATGTTAACGTCATTTCTGTCGTTAGCAATGTTCTGCTGTAATCCCATACGCTGCTGTGCCAACTGCATAGCCTGTGTCAGCTTGGCCTGATCAATCTGGA